GGTTACATTTTTGAAGCCCTGCAAAAACAGGTTCTTTCTGTCGCTGCAACGGCGAATATCCCTGTCAAGTATTTTGGTGTCAATTTCAATCCGCCATCCGACGGTAAATGGGTTGAGGTTCTTTTTTTCCCAAGCAATGTTGAAAATGAGTTTTGGGGGAGCAGCAAGACCTTTCAGGGAGTCATGCGTTTGATCTTACATTGGCCTCAAGACGGGTCAGGCACATCAACGGCTTTGAATGTTTTAAATTACTTCGTTGCTGGATTCTCGAAAGGGTCTGTTTTTCAAGATGATGGAGAAAACGTGAGCGTAAAGATTGACGAAGTTCCTAATTGCACGTCTGTCGTTGAAGATTCCCCGGAGATGTTGTTTCCGTTGACTATTTCTTATGCTTTTTTTGATGCTTGACATTTAACAATATGTTTTTTATTATTTTCTCGGCTTTCTGGTTAACTCGAAAAAGAGGGTTTCAACATGGCTAATTCTAACGCTGCTTCAAAAATCTACATCTGCGCGACCGCGCAAAACAGCACGCTTGCTCAAGCGGATTATGAGGCTTTGACGTGGGTTGAGATCGGTAGTGTCGGTTCTCGTGGAGAAATGGGAAAGACCACTAACATTCTCAATTACAACACTTGGAACGACTCCGTTATTCAGAAAGCCAAAGGTCTTACGGACGCTGGTTCTCCTGATCTCGAAGTCGCGCGTGTTCCGACGGACGCTGGGCAGATCATTTTACGCGCTGCCGGTGCTGTGGGCAATAATAACAACTACGCCTTCAAGGAGCTTCGCGCCGATGGTGCGACGGGTGAAGTGGGAACAATCGTTTACAATCGCGGTCTTGTGGCTGGGCCGACGCGACCGGGTGGTGGTAACGAAGATTTTGATATCGAGCGTTATACTCTCGCGTTTCAACAAGAGGAAATTATTGTTGACCCGACGACAAGCGGAAACCCACCCACACTCACCGTGGCTCCTGCCATCACAGGGACAGCAGAAGTTGGTGAAACGCTTTCTCTCAGCAACGGCACGTTCACAGGCGACGCTACGATCACTTATGCTTATCAATGGTACGCGGGTGGTGTCGCGATTTCCGGTGCTACCACAAACAGTTTGTTGCTGACTACAACGCAGTTGGGTAAGGTCATTACAGCGCGTGTACACGCGACAAACGATTCCGGCAGCGCCGTAGGTTATGCGGCCCCGACATCGGCTGTGGCAGCATAACATGATTGATTTAAACAGCGTTAAACCAGTAGAACGAGTAATCGAAATATTGCACCCTGCAACAGGTCAGGAGCTTGGGATTCGTGTCTCAATTCTCTCGATAACAGACCCGAAGCTTAAAAAGATCAAACGCAGGGTGCAAGACGAGCGGTTACGTTTGGAAGCCAGAGGAAAAGCGTTCAAATCAGAAGACGTTGAAGAAAACTTGAACGCTATTGTGTTTAACGCAATGGTTGGCTGGGAATGGTATGGAGACGTTTGTTTCAACAGTGAAAAACCTGCCTTTAATCAGCGAATGGTGAAAGAGGTTTTTGAAGAACTTCCTTGGTTTAAGTCTCAAATCGAGGAGGCGATAGGGGATGAACAGGCTTTTTTTCAGACCTGAAAAACAGGCTCGTCGAAGCCGTTAGGCTTTTTGTCAGATACGAAACACCTGACAAAAACGGCGAGACAAGACGCGAGCGCAACACTCGCGTCGGAGAACACACTCCTTCTTTTTCTATACCCCCTGTAGGTCGTTACCTTTGGGACATTTATTTCGCGCTGGAAAACGCCGTCCCTCGTTTCAGCGATGGTTATTATCGTCAAATCCCTCCTTCTGAATATCTTGCTTGGAGCAAGCTCACTGGGTGCTTTGTTTCTCCGTGGGAATATGATATTTTAAACGGGATGGACGTGGTTTGTTGCGGTGAAAGAAACAAGGAGATCGAGTCCGAACATTTAAAACGCGAGGACAAATCCCGAAGGGAAGCTGAACAAGCGAAAACGAAGAAACGGAGATAGAAATGTCAACAGATACGGACATAGCCGAACTAGCCATAAAGGTTGACACTAAAGATATTGATGTGGCCTCTAAAAAAATAAAAGAGTTGCAGGCTCTGGCGAGCGGAACAACGGTTGTTACGAAAAAGATTGAGGCTGTGGCAGAAGGTCAAGCACGCGTTTTTGCCAAGGTTGTTGAAACTCCTTTACAGGCACTCATCGGAAAAAATACAGGTTTGAATAAACAAATAGCTAAGTCAGCTGAAGAATCTGCGAAGGTGTTTAGACAGGCGTTCAAAGATAATCTTTTGCCTCGTGACTTAGCACCCAATCGTTTTAACACGGCCAATATTGCAGCGCAGTTTCAAGACATCGCTGTGACATCCGCTATGGGCATGAGCCCAATGCTCATCGCTATGCAACAAGGCACACAGGTTGCAGCAATTATAAACTCGATGGAAAAACCCATTCTAGGTTTAAAACAAGCATTTCTCTCGGTTATAAATCCTGTTTCTTTAACGGCAATCGCGTTCACGGGTCTTGCTGCCGTTCTCGTGCAGTCGGTAAATTGGACGAGTGTTTTTCGATCTTCGATTTTGGCTATAGGCAACGCTGTGGAACACGTCCTGCCTTATATTACGGCTTTGGGGGTTGGGTTAGCCATTTTTTATTCTCCTGCTTTGTTAGCAGGGCTTAAAACTTTGGTTATCGGTTTTGTTTCTCTGTCTAAGGCTATGGTTACAATAGCCAAGAGTAGTGGTTTTTTAGCGGCGTTACTTTCTCCATTGGGGCTTGTTGCAGCAGGCGTTTCGGTTTTGTTAACTTTAATGTACGCCTTCAGAGACTCTATAAAAGAAATTACAGGTCTTGATTTGTTTGGTTGGCTTGACACGCTCGGTAAAAAATTAGGTAGTGCTATAAGAGGGATGGCTCCAAGTTTAGAGACAACTTCAGAAGAAATTGGAAAGGTTGTTGAAAAAACTGATGAGTGGGCGAAAATTGTCGATAGCACCAGAGATAATATTAACAGACTTCACATGGAGTTAGGACTGACAGGAAAAGACACTTATACAGTCACTAAAGTAACAGAAGAATACGATCTTCTTTCTGACGCTTTGAAAAAAAACATAAACCTGAACGAAAAGTTCGGAGAGGTAACAAAAAAACAATGGTTGTTGGAACAAGCAGAAACAATAGCTCTGTTGGCGCAAGAACAAGAAAAACAGAACGCGATTATCGAAAAACAAACCGAAGCATATGAAAACTTAAAAGGTGTTTTCCAAGGTTTCTTTAGCGAAATGCGTTCGGATTTGGCTAAAGGCAAGTCCATGTGGGAGAGCTTCGGAAATGCTGTCTCAAATGTATTGGATAAGCTTTTGGACAAACTTATGGACTTAGGCACGGACGTGCTTTTTGACGCTTTTGATTTGAAAGGTAGCATGGGTGGTTTTTTAACATCAGTCTTCGGTGGTTTTTCATCCGCGACAGAAACGCCTACAACAACTCATGCTAAAGGTGGTGTGTTCACCAACAGTGTGGTCAGTCGTCCGACAGCGTTTACATATGCCAAGGGTGGGGCTTTTGGTGTAATGGGGGAAGCTGGGCCGGAAGCGATAATGCCCTTGCGCAAAGCCCCTGACGGGTCGCTGGGCGTTCGTTCGGACGGGGGCGGTGGGGTAGTAGTCAACATCATCAACAACAGCTCTGCGAAAGCCTCTGTGCAACAGCGTAAGAGCAACAACGGGATCGAGCTGGATGTTCTCGTGGATGAAACAGTCAGTCAGAAAATGTCTGAACAAGGAACAGCCACAAACAGAGCGTTATCCACGTTTAACTCTCGTCAGCTTATTCGGAGGGGTTAATGGCTACATGGCCTTCGTCTTTGAAAATAAATAAAGAAAACTTTCGCGAAACGCCACAGAACAACGTCTTGCGTTCAGACATGGATGTTGGCCCAGCCAAGATCAGAAAACGATCTTCATTGAATGTAAGGAGTGTTTCTTTTTCTCTCTTTTTGACGGACGCGGAGCTTGAAACTCTCGATGCTTTTTACCTAGCGAACGACGCTTTGAGTTTTGATTTCGTACATCCAAGGACGGACGCGACCGTAAGCGCACGCTTTGTGCAACCGCCGGAATACTCATTGAACGAAACAATGTGGAGCGTGAGCGTTGCTTTGGAGGTACTTCCCTGATGGTTAACTCTGTTTTTAAACAGGCTGCTTACGCTCAAGAAACAGATCAGGTTGTCATTGTTCTGATAACTTTTTCAGGCGATGAACTTTCTTCTCCTCGGCGGCTATGTTCAGACCCTTTTCAGGAGTTGCCTGAATACGGGGACGGCGTTTACGGTTGCGTCAGCAACGGTGAAACTTATGTATTTTGTCCGTTTGAAATTGAACTTCCAAGGGATGATAAAACCGGAACGGTTTCAGCCAAGCTTCGTGTTCAAAATGTTGATAGGAGCATTGTGGAGGCTGTTCGTTCTGTGAGCAAACCTCTGTCGGTAAAAATCCAATGCGTGCTTTCCGGCGACGTTGACGCTGTTCAACTTGAGTATGACCATTTCAAATTAACAAGCGTTCAGTACAACTCTCTTTACGTCGAAGGGGCCGTTAGTCTTGATTACTGGGGGTTGGAGCCGTTTCCATCAGGTAGGTTTGTGCCATCTTCTTTTCCGGGTTTGTTCTGATGTGGACAGATTCTTACTTCCATGTTCCTTTTATGCAGCACGGTCGCACCCGCAACGGGGTTGATTGCTGGGGTTTAGTTTGTCTGGTGTTTGCCGAAAAACTTAAAATATCTCTTCCTTTGCTTACAGATTATAAACACATAAAAGACGATGAATCAATAACGGAGATTATAAAAAAAGAAAGTGAGAATTGGGCTGTTGTTTCGTTAGGCGAAGAAAAGCCGTTTGACGTAGCGATATTTAAGATGATGGGTGTTCCAACGCATGTAGGTCTGGTGGTGGGAGAAAACAAAGTTCTTCACGCAGAAGAAAACAAAGGTGTTCACGTCAACAATTATAAACGCGAACAGTTCTGGAAAAGATCGCTAACAGGGTTCTACAGACATGCAAAATGTTCAAACATCGCTTTTACCGTTTAGTGTTCATCACACAACGGTACAGGTGCCGGAAGGTCTGAACTTAAAACAGATCGTCGGTTTGGTTTGCCCTGTTTTCGTTCAGGAAACGGACGTTGTTGTCATTCACAAAGATAAAGTCGTCGAGGATGTCGCATGGGAAGATGTTTTCCCGTCCAAAGGTGATATTGTCGGAATAAACGTCATACCCGGCAAAAAAGGCGGTAAAAGCGTTTTAGGCTTTGTCGTTGCGATAGCGGCTTTTTTCGCCGCTCCTTATCTTGCGGGTCTAGCTTCTGGAACAACTCTTGCAGCTATTGAAGCTGGTGGCGTGGCGTTAAGTTCACAAGTTATCTACGGTGCTGTCACAATCGGCGTAAGCATGTTAGCGTCTTTGGCTACATCTATGCTTTCGAGTGTTCCGAAACAGTCAAATCGAGTTTCTGATTTAGCAGAATCTCAAACAATGTTCATTGAAGGCGCGAGTAACGCAATAAACAAATATGGTGTTATTCCGGTTAACTTAGGTGTGAACAGGATGTTTCCGCCGCAAGCAGCTTTACCGTACACCGAAACTTCTGGAAAAAATCAATATGTCAGACAACTTTTCACATACGGTTATGGAAAAGTTGTAGTGAGTGAAAAGAAGATAGGCGAAACGAACATCGGCGAGTTTGACGAAGTCGAAATGATAGATCGTCTCGAAGGAAACTTGAACGCTGGAACGTCTCTTTATTCCAATGATGTTTATCAAGACGGATATTCAGTCGTTGTTTCCAATGCGACCGGTTATGTAACTAGAACAACTCAAGCTGGCGCAGACGAGTTTGAACTTGATTTGACGTTTGTGAGAGGATTGACCGGTTATGATTCCGGTTCCGGAAACAGAATAAACACGACGGTCGAGTTTGAGATACAATTTGCGCCTACAGAAACAAGCGATTGGTCGAGCGGGATTGCAGACAAAGTTTGTTCAGCGCAAGTTTTGACTATACCGCCTTATGTAACAGAACAACCAACATCGGAAGGAAGTGTTCATGGTTTATGGTATGACAGGGGTTATATTTTCTTGAACACGGATACAGGTGTTGTTTCGGCAGCGTCCGGTAACGCCCGTGACATGCCGACAACTCCGGCGAACACGATAAGAATTGCATCCTATGTGTGGAATAGTGCAACGGACGTGATTACTTTAACCGACGAACGAGCTTCTTTTGTACCATCGCGTTTAAAAGATTCTTCCAGTTTCGCGTTCAGTCTTGTTGGACAAACTCTCAACGTCGCTGCGGGAACGCTTGTAAACAATTCTCTCAAAGTTACCGACGCAACGGCGGAATCTTTGAGAATATCCTATCGAAAAGCTTTTCCATCCTCTGGTAAATATGACGTGAGAATAAGAAGGATTACGGGAGACAGTGCGTCACAATATGTGGTCGATGAAGCGACTTTAACAGCTTTAAAATCAATTTCGCATGTCGAGCCGGTTTTAAAATCTGACATTTCCGGAACAGCAATGAGAATTAAAGGCACAGATCAGTTGAGCGGTTCTGTTGACAAATACAACGTTGTTGTTGGGACAGTCATCGACTATTATGATTCAGCCTCTGAAACATGGACGGAAGGGGTTTCTTCAAACCCAGCGGCTATCTACAGACATGTTCTTCAGTCTCCTGCTTTCGTGAAAGCGTTGCCGGATTCCAGAATTGATTTAGATGCTCTCGAAGCGTGGTCTGTTTTCTGCGAAGAAGAAGGTTTAACCTACAATAAAGTCATTGATTACGAGGCGAGCATAGACGATGTTTTGAACGACGTTGCGGCGGCGGGGTTTGCAACGAAACACAACGTTGATGGTGTGTACAGTATCTTAGTTGATAATGAACGAACAGAGATTAAAGGTTTGGTTACTCCTGTCAATTCGTGGAATTATTCAGGAAATATGAATTACCCTGAACTTCCTCATGCCCTTCGCGTGCAGTTCAGGAACAGCGAGAAGGGTTATGAGACAGACGAAATAATAGTTTATAACGATGATTACGATGAGGAAACTGCCACAGAGTTTGAAACCGTCGAGTTTGGGAGTTGCACCAATTCCGACCTCGCTTATCTTTACGGACGGAGATATCTGGCTACGGCAAAACTACAGCCGGAGACGCATGTGTTTTACCAAGACTTTGAAAATCTAACTTATAACAGGGGCGACAAAATCAGCTTCATAAACGATTCGGTTTTAAACGGTGTCGGCCAAGGAAGAATAAAAACGCTCACGGACAACGGTACGCATGTCACAAGTTTCACAATAGATAATGTTGTTGAAATACCGTCAACGACGAACTTCGGCGTAAGGATTCGTCATGCGGACGCGACGGGATTTACTTATTATCTTCTTGAGACGGTAACGGGTGAAACAAGCACATTTACGTTCACCACCCCCGTTTTAATTGCCGAAGCTCCGACAGAAGGAAGTCTTTGCGCTTTTGTCGAGGACGGAAAAGAAGTTGAGTTGCTGGTGACGAGCATAAAACCAAGCACATCTGAAATAGCTCAAATAACAGCGGTGAACTACGCTCCCGAACGGTTTGAGCCCGTCGGAACAATACCGTCGTTTGAGAGTAAAATAACCGTACCGTTAGGGTTCTATCAACCTCAAGCACCTGTGCTTGTTGGAGATATTCAGAGCGACGAAAGCGTGATGACAAAGAACAGCGACGGGTCTTATGTCTCGCGCATGGTCATACACTTGAGCAACCCAAACGAAAGCTCTGTGAACACTATAGTTAAGATCAGGAGATACGGTGGTACGGAGTGGACTAATCCGGATATTATAAACGTGTCTCCGACGACAGTTGTGTTGACAGGTCTTGAGGACGGCGCGAAATACGACATTAAGATAAATTATCAGCGAGTCACAGGACTTCAACTTCTTTCTGCGCCGCTTTCGCTGAACAATGTGACCTACATCGGGGCAAGTTCTTTGCCGTCCGATCTTGACGGGTTTAGGATTTTCGTTTCTGGTTCAACAGCTTTCTTTTCTTGGAATCGTTGTCAGGATGTTGATTTCTCGCATTACGTCGTGAAGTTTTCAGCTCTTACTTCTGGCGCGGAATATAAAAACGCGCAAACGCTTGTCTCGGACTTAACCACTAATAGTTTTTCTACGCTTGCACAAAGCGGAACATATTTTTTAAAGGCTGTTGATATTCTCGGTAACGAAAGTGCGACTCCTGCATTGATTGTAGCGACGGGCATTTCCGCTACGAACATCGTTGAAAATCTTGTTCAAGAAACAAGCTGGGCTGGTGTTAAAGATAACACAAGAGTGTTTGACGGCGCGTTATATCTTTCAGACGCTTCTTCTGTGGGTTACTATTATTTTGATCCAGAGCCTTTTGATTTGAGTGAAGTTTACGATTGTTATCTTTCTTCTTCTTTTTTGGCCGAATTAGATTCTTACGCTGTCCGCATAAGAGATGCAGCGTCAGTGAGAGATTTAACGAGTCTCAGAGGTGTTTCAGGTATTAAAATAAGACTTCAATCTTCCATCAGGTCGCTTTCTTCGGTTAAAGGTTTTGACGGAATTGATTGGAGCGTAACGCTTGAATACAATTACAGTGAGGACGGGGTAACATGGAGCGGTTGGCAAGAGTTTTTAGCTGGGCAACTCCGTTTTAGGTATCTGAAACTACGGTTGGTGCTGAGCACATCCGACAGCACAACGACTCCCGCCGTTACGTCAGCGTCAGTATTGATTGACATGCCAGATCGTCTTGAAAAGGGGGAGGATTTAACTTGCCCGACAGATGGGGTGGCAGTAACGTATCCTTATGATTTTAAAGCAAGTCCTTCCGTAAACATAACATTACAAGATGCTGATAAAGATGATGAAATACAATTCGTTAGTAAAACTAAAAGTGGTTTTACATTTAAGGTTTATAATGGTACACTAGCGGCGCATGTTTCTCGTGTGTTTGATTATGTCTCTGTTGGCTATGGGAGAGTGATCTAATGTCTCAAACAACGATTGATTTTTCTTCCGACCCGTCAGGCGATCAGCTTTTAGATTCGCTTCTTGACCCGTTTCAAGACAACCTTCTGACGCAACATTCCGGTACAAGCAGACCGTCTTATGCAGTTGCCGGTACTTTGTGGCTTGACACGACAACGACACCTTGGGTGTGGAAGGTTTTTAACGGAACGTCAGACATTATTTTAGGTGATCTGGACACGTCTGGTTTGGATTTCACACCTTCTAATATCGGCGTTGAAACTATCACCGGCGGAAACGGAATGGGAGTTGATTTAACTGACCCTGCCGCGCCCGACTTATTTTTAGATTTGATGACATGTTCTAGCGCTACGCCCGCCACAGATGATTATTTGATGTTCGCAGACACAAGCGACTATAGTTCTCCTAGAAAAGCTACGGTAGCAAGTGTTTTAGCTCTAACTACGTCTGTTTCAGATACGAATGTTGTTTCTTATACGTCTTCAACGACTTACAGTAAACCATCCAATCTTGTAAGACTGCGTGTTCAGGTTATTGGTGGCGGTGGCGGTGGTGGTGGAAATGTAACGTCCGGCGGTGGTTCCGGCGGCGGCGGTGGCGCATACGCTGAAAGTATGTTGGAGACTAGCGACATCGGGGCCTCTGTTACTATTACAATAGGGAGCGGTGGTTCCGGTGGTGCTGGCGGCGGCGCGAACAACGGTTCAGCAGGGGGAACGTCGTCTTTCGGAACGCATGCTGTAGCTGGTGGAGGTTCCGGCGGGACTGGAACATCTGGGGCTGCAACACAAGCTTATGGCGCGGCGGGCGGAACGCCAACTGCTGGGCAGATTCAAATGTATGGCGGTGCTGGGGGTCAAAACATGTATCAAGCTAATTACGGCGGTGCCGGTGGTGCGAACGGCATGGGTGGCGGAGGGCCTAGAGGTAATACAGGCGGGGCAGGGTTAAATGGTACATCTTATGGTTCTGGCGGCGCAGGTGGGGCAGGAGGCTCGTATGCGGGCGGCACAGGTAGCGGTGGTCTTATCATTCTAACCGAATATCTATCATAGGAGGAAATCATGGGCTTGATATCACCGGTGGAAAAAGTGTTTCTCACAATAGCGAACGGAGAATCCGTTTCAGGAAGCGTCAACCTTAACGGCATGACGAACGCGCCGAACGGCTTGCGTCTTTTCGGCATTGTTATGCCTGCGGCGTGGACTGCCGCAAACCTGACGTTTCAAGTGAGCTATGACAATGGGGCGAGTTGGGTTGATATGTATGATGACGGCGGGAGCGAAATCGTGGCTATTGCCAGCACGAGCAGGTTGATTGTGCTTCGTGACCCAACGACGTTTTCTGCTGTTCCGATGTTGAAAGTCAGGTCTGGAACGGCTGCAACGCCTGTCAATCAGGGAGCGGCTCGCACGTTAACGCTTGTTTTGAGGGCGATTTGATGCTGGGTAATATACCCTTGTGGCTGCACAACAGACCGAAGCCGACTGTTGACTATTCGTTCCTTGGGCCTCGCTTTGACCATGACCCAGCGACGGGCGAGCCTTTGGGCTTGTTGATGGAGAGGCAGCGAGCAAATCTCGTCAATTATTCCGGGTCTCCGCATCCTGACGTTAAAGCCCCGTGGGGCGATGACAACACGGGGACGTATGTTACGGGGATTGCCGCGCCCGATGGCTCAACAGACGCCATTCGCGCTACGTCAACGTCGGCAGATTTGATTATACGTCAAGATGCAAGCGGCACCGCAGGGACGTACTCGTTTTCTCTCTGGCTTAAATGTCCTGATGCGTCTGTAGGTCAGATGCGCATAAAAGTTAGCAACTACGGCAGTTGGAACAACGGCGCAACTCTTGTTGTTGATGTTACGGATGAATGGCAGCGTTTTGTCGTGACGGGCGTTACGACCAATTCTGGCGCGCGTATTTCCATTGGAGGCGGGTCTTATCTCTCAACTGGTAAAACTATTGACCTCTGGGGCGCACAGCTTGAAAAGGCGGCGTTTGCCTCGTCTTACATTCCGACGACCAGCGCGGCGGTGACACGTCCGCAAGATCGGCTTTATGGAACGGGGCTTGCGTGGATAAACAGCGCCCAAGGCTCTGCGCTTGTTGATTTTACGCCTGTGTTTGGAACAGCGAGCTATCCTCAACCAATGACTTTGAGCGATGGGACTGGCTACAACATACTGTTTAATTACATCAACGAGCCTGCTTCCAAGAAATTGGCGTTCAAGGCTCACGCGGCAGGCGCATTCGTATTTGACTTTAGTAAAGCGGACGCTATTTTTACAAATGACGTAAGAGCAAAAATCGCCTTGCGTTACAAGTCGCAAAACTACGGATTCACGAAAGACGGCCTTGCTCCAGCAACTAACTCTGCTTCC